TCTTGCCTTTCAGCTTCTTCTCGTCCCAGTCCCAGGAATACCCGTCATTACTTTCCTGCACACACCACAGGTTCTCTTCGAATGCTTTCACCCGCCACGGTTCATCGTTTTCAACAGGCGGTGTAAGCCGGAACATCCCTTTGTATGAAACAGAATCACCAAACCGTTCTTTCTGGTCATTCCACAGTTCCATATAGCGACCTTTGTATTCGCCATCCGAGATATCAAGGAACAACTCGATGGTATCCCTCTGATGTTTGCCACCATCCGCAGGGACGAAACGCACATTCAGGATTTCTGCTTCGTAGCAGCCAGCCGGTGGCACATCCAAGAAACCTTTCCGTTCTTTCGCCTGAAATCCGCTGTAACTAGGGTTCATTTCTTTAGCTCCTCCGATCCAACTTGATTAATAATAGTCAGCGGACAATTTTGCCCGACAAACTCCCGTGTAAAAATGATGTCCTCTGTTAGCGCACACTTGTCTCGATCTATCCCGTCATAATGCCGCAGAAACTTGCACCACTTGCACTTGACCTCGTCTTCTGGGAAACAGACAGTAACTGTGGCATCGGCGAACGTGTAGCTCGTCACGCCTTTATCGAATCTGCCCATCCGATCACCCCGGAATCTTGCTGACAGTGTCTGCCAGCCCAGAGGGCTTCTGCTCCTTCTTCTTTACTGGCGTTCCGACCTTTGCCAGTCCGTAATACTCCCGGATAGCAGTGTCTACCGCCTTGAGATCGTTATCCATCTCTAACGGGAACATATCCATCGGAGATTTAGCAGTAGTCACGCCGTCACTCTGGGTCACGAAGTAGTGCCGCTTACCGTCTGTCACGCAGTACAGGACGATTGTGAACAGGGATTCCAGGGTAAGCTGTGAATCAATCATCTTCCCGGCAGTCTTTGCTTTGATCCGTTCGCCATCATCACTGCGCTCTGTATGCATCGTGAAGTACACAACCGTGTCATCAGAGCAGGAATCCACAGCTTGCACCATGTCATAGAAATCCTTCGCAACAGAAGTGAACTTGCCATACCCGGTTTCGTTCACTTTGCCGAACAGGTAGAATGTCATCGCCAGTCCGGCATCATCCACCACGTAGCAATTTTTGTCATTCTGCCGGATAGCCTGGGCGATCCGCTTCATGTCAGATGTTTTCATCATGGGCAGCTTCTTCTTAAACGGAAGCGGCTTTTCACTGACATTGAAGATTGCGATCTCATTCTCGTTAAAGTTCCGGAGAGAAGCAGACTTGCCGCTCCCGGATTCACCAACAATCAAAACCTTAACAGCCATTACTCTTCCTCCTCGTCCTTGTGGGCCATCTGACCATTGAGGAACTCTTCTTCTGTCTTGTAAAACGGGCATTTGTTGCCCCTTCCGAAGTTTGTGTCGCTCAGACAGGAGCATCTGCTGCCAGGAATAAGGGCAAAGCAGTCATCGACTTTCATGGAACACTTCGGAAAGCCCTCTATCGTTGGTCTGGACATTTTCTTTGTTCTCCCTTCCTTCATATTGTTTCAACTGTTCTGTGAGCATGCTTATCTGCTCTTTCAGTGCGATCTTGTCCATGCGGAGCCGGTTAACATGTTTCCACCACATCGTCTTTTTCATGTTGCGGATCTGCTTGATGTCCTTCCTGACCCGCTCTTCCAGGGTTTCGATATACTCGTCTGCGGTGCGGTACCGACCGCCACCATAAGTACAGCGTTCAAAATTCGGGCAGGAAATAACACGGAATCCCATGGTTGTTTCCTCTGCCGTCCACCCCTCGACAGGTTCTTGCCGCTCCGGATCGCTCCAGGAGCATAGCCCATGCTTCATGGCTTTCGCACAATCCCAGCAAAGGGTATCTGTCTGCGGGGCTTTAAGCGCTTCCTCCAATGACACATAGGTTTTGTAGTCTACGATTTTGTCCATTTGATTTACCTCTCCGGGCATGCTATAATGCCCATGTCACATGCTGATTATTTCCCTTGCCCACGCCGCATTCTCCGTTCCGACCGGGGGATGCGGTTTTTCTTTTTAGGATCGTACTGATATCCGACCCGCAGATCCTCAATGTTTGCCTGAATCCTGTGCAAGCAGTTCATGATCTTGGAAAACTGAATCTCCATCTTGTTCTCCAGTGTGTAGGTCTGGATTGTCCCATCATCCATTGCGATCCTTACAGCAACCGGATACTCGCAGGAAGATTCCTCAATGCAGTGGATATTCAGTAACGGTTTTGCCATCTCTCTTCACCTCCTTCTCAGCTTTCTCTTACTCCCGGTTTGAACCATAGCCACTGGCGGTTTGTTCGACTGCTTTACCATCCATGCATCCAGGGAGCCTTCCGAAACCCGGATTCTCTGCCGCACAGTTCCACCGATCACGCTGTGCGGCATCTGGCGCATAATGGTTAGTGCTGTCCTCCTGGAAACGTTCAGCCTTTCGGCTACCCCGTCTGCATCCAACCAGATAGTCATTCGCTCACCGGCTCCCAGCTATCCAGAACAGGAGGATCGTCATAAGAACTAATCCACAGCCCGTCAGGTGGGTAAGGTTTGCTTGCAGCCTTTGGCTCTCCCGTGCGGTCATCTCTGTTAACCGGCCACCTTGCGTTCTCCGGTAGAGATCCCGTTTCTGCAAAATAGTCAACTCCGATCACCCATCCCTTGCCCTCAATGTTCCGCTGAGACAACCAGTCTGTGGTTATTTTCCCGTTGTCAAACCGTTGCAGATAGATGGAACCATTTAAGCGACTTCCGTCAGACAACGTAGCGCCCATAAGATCAAGGCAGAGTTCATAGCCGAGATCCTTTAAGCCAGAATTCTTCAGGCACGCGTTCATCTGGTCAATAAACACCCTACAGAAACCCATGATTCTGTGCGCCGCTTCATACTGTTGCTTGTTCATATGAACCCCCGTTAAGTCATGTTGTTGCTGTTTTTTGCAACATAGTTTGGAAAAAAAATATTTCGGATCTCATCGTCTGTCAGTTGCAGGATATATGCAATAATTTCAATCTCTGCCCGGTTGAATTCCGTCTGCCCTGTCAGCTTCCTGTCGAATGTCGATCTAACGAAGTTGCACCTGGCGCATAATTGCTCGACCGTTAGGCCACGCTCAACAATTTTTGCCCTGAGTAAATTTTCTCTCATCGCATCCATACCCCCTTTCTGTTGTGGTTCGTGTTGCTCTTTTCTGCAACATCTTGATGGAATGGTACCGCAATTTCAAGCACTTGTCAAGCGTTTTTAAAAAATTTTTTTGCATTTTTGAGTAACATATGCTACAATCCTTATACAGTAAGGAGGAGAGCATCATGAAGATCGGAGATCTGATCCACCAGCAGAGAAAAGCAAAGGGCTTAACACTGGAAGATGTTGGAAAATACTGTGATGTTCCCCGGTCAACCGTATGCCGGTGGGAAAACGGGAAGATCAAAAAGATCTCACGAGAGAATCAGGAAGCTCTCTGCATCCTGCTGGATATTGACCCGGTTATCTTCTTCAGAAGGGAAGAAGTGCTGACCCCGGAAGAATATGAAATGATCGTTGCCTTCCGGGAAGCAGATGAACGAGCCAGAGCAGACGCATTAAGCATGCTCATCGATCACAAAGTCAAAAAAGAAAGATCATTGGCAATATAATCTTTATGGAAGGTTTTGCAGATGACGAACAGAGAAATTTTTAGAAAAAACTTTGCAGAATTACTGCGCGTTTCTAAAGTAAAACAGGCAGATGTTGCCCGTTATGCGGAAGTTTCCTATAAAACTGTGTCTGCCTGGGTGTGCGGTCGGGGATACCCTCGCGCGGAACAGATGGAAAAGATATGCCAGTTCTTTGGCATTAAACAATCCGCATTAACAGAATCAAAAGACAGCATCCCAGAGGATAGGTTACTGCTTGTTTTCCGTTCGCTCTCTCCGGAAGGGCAGCGGAAAATGTTAGAACGTGCGGAGGAAATGAAACTTCTGTATCCGAAGCGGAGGGAACCAAATGAAGAAACCGCAGAGTAATGGCCTGTATCGTTACTGGTACAAAGGGAAGCAGTTCTGGGGCCAAACAGACAGTGAAGCAAAGACGAAACGGGACAATTACAAATATGAATGTGAACATGGAATTGAAAAGCAGGAACCGATAACTGTGATCGATCTGGCAGACAGGTGGATGGAAACAAAAGCCGGTATAGATCCACGCACATATAACCAGTATGCAACGGTTATGGAAAAGCTAACGGATACAATCGGGGATAAATATGTTTTTGCTGTTTCCCCGGCAGACATTAAAGCTGTCTGGAAAAAGTTTGATGGGTTGTCGCAATCATACATCAGCAAAGGACGGTTTCTGTTTAAAGGCTTCTTCCAGTACGCAATGGAAAACAAATACTGCTCATCCAATCCTATGCTGTCTGAATCTGCTAAACCACACAGCGGGACAAAAGGGACACACAGATGCCTGTCAAAAACAGAACAGATGCTTGTTGAAACAGTTCCGCACAGATGCCAGGTAGCTGCCATGATCATGATGAAAGCAGGGCTTCGGAGAAGTGAAGTCCTTGCCTTGCGGAAACAGAACATCCACGATGATAGAATTTACGTAAACAATGCGGTAAAATTCATCAAAAACCGCCCTGTGATCGGTGAGACGAAGAATTACACATCCAAGCGTTCCGTGCCGATTTTTGCATCACTTTTGCCGCATACAAACAATGTGACAGATTATGCTCTCCCGGATGAGCATGGTGCTGTATGCTCCGAAACAGCCTTTGTCCGGGCATGGGAATCGTACATGTCGGATTTATCTGCCGCTCTGAATGGATGCCATAAGCGCTGGTACCATCTCACGAAGGAATGGAAACAGAACCATCCGCAAGAATACACCCACTATCTGGAACTGAAACTAAAGGACAAACAGAAAGCAGAAACATACCGGCTGCAAGGCTGGGTGGATGTCTGCTTCCGACCGCATGATCTGCGACATACGTTCGTCACTGAATGTAGAGACAGAGGAATCGACATCCATGTTTGCATGGATTGGTGTGGTCATGGCTCAGAAAAAATGATCCTGGAGATTTATGATCACCCGTCCGAAAGCAGAGAAACCGCTGCTGTGAAACTCATGGATGCTTGACGGGAACAAAACCCCGTCTTTTTTGTTAACTGTTTTATAACTGTTTTGGACAGTTATTTTTGCATCTAAACCGTATATTTTGCCTTATTTTGGAAGCAGAAAAAGACAAAGAAAATCCCCGGAGCCTTTATTTTTCAAGGCTTCCGGGGAAGTGAGCCCGGCGGGATTCGAACCCACGACCTTTTGATTCGTAGTCAACATTTTTAAAGGCTGTAGGCGTTGATTTTATTGCGTTCTCCGCTTTGACTCTGTTCAAAATAACTGTTTTATAACTGTTTTACTCCTCATCCGGAGGTTCAGTCACTGGTTCTTTCGTGACCTCCGGAAGTCCAGTCAAGGCAAGCAGGATAGCAGTCACGAAGCCGAAGGCTCCAGCACTCAGCACCGCCAACCAGTTAACATCTCCCAGGACAACAGCCCCGGTTCCAATGTAAGCAAGTGCAGCTTCAGCGAAAGTCCGGATAGCACGGATGAGCGCAGCTTTCCACCATTCACCCCAATTAATCTTCATGCCTATTCTCCTTTCAATCTTCATAATCATCGTTCGCTTCCATAAGCGCAACAAGCAGAATCCCAACAAAAATTTCACTGTTATTTTTGCCGTTTCGCATCCACAAACGCCCTCGCCAGATCGTCAATCAGCTGATGCGCTACACGTTCCTGTAACGGATCGCAATCGGACGATATCAGGCTCGTTTTCAAGTGCAGGAGTTCATGGACAAGCGTTTTCTCCCAATCGAACGGGACGATCCGCTCCCCGTAAAACGTTGGGTCAACAATCTCAATCCGGGCAACCTTGTTAACCTCTTGCCAGACAGAGCATCCGCTGACATCGCTGTCCGTCATTTCATCCGGTCGGCAACATGGAAGAAGCT